GGGATATGAGTGTCCATGTGGGGCGGACATTTTCCCCGAATTTGTCCACGAGTGGTGGACACTATAGGCTGGAGAATGTCCACCACAGGAAAACACAGTGTGCGGAGTGTGTTTCTGTGGAGGACAGCAAGATTAACAATAGGGACAGGTATAATTTATGCACAATAGAAATAGACAAAGTATTATACAAGATGTATAATAAAGGCACAAAGAAAGAGGTAAAAGTAAAAAATAAGGGTATAAAGAAAAGGAGTGTTATAAAATGAAGTACCTAGAGCGGTTTATTGAAGCATATCTAAAATTGTATGACAAGATCAAGAAACCTTTAATTGCTGCAACAGTTATTGTAATTATTGTATGTTGCATTTTAATGATCGGTACTATCTTCCATCTAACAGGAACGATGAAATTTGTATAAAAGGTGATCGACATGAGTAAACTAGACACAACTATAATTGTAATAGGAATTATTATCTTAATTCTATCAGGCGTTATTTTAGGAATGGTGATAAGTGGTGGATGTCATTACTAATGCATTGAGTGCAAAAATTTCGTTGTTGAGCGAACTATGTCAAGCAGACCCGCGGGATTTAACCACACTTATTTACAAAAAATGGGAATTTTATACCATGGAATTAATAAGATATAATAGGAGTATTGCCAATGACAACGGAGGAAATTTTAAATCTGAACCCATATCAGATAGCGAGATTAAGCGAGAAAGAGTTAAGAAAGGCGATCAATCAACTAAATTCAGTAGCAAATAAACGACTAGCTAGAATTGAAAGGCAGCATCTAGAGTTGGTATCGCCTGCATATCAATCCGTATTAGTATACAGAGGTGGGCGATTCCGAATTAGTGAACCCGAGGCTACAAAAGGGGTATTGAGAATTGATCTAGGAGATGTAAAAAGATTTCTAGAAAATAAGACCTCTAGAATCCCGGGGGTAAAATCGAACCTAAACCGCCTAAAAGAATTAACCGATCTTAAAACCGAAGAAGAGATAAACGAATTTTTTAAATTGTATGAGAAGTTTAAAGAAGAACAGGCATTAACGGTATATCAGTTTGGCTATAGAAATATATGGAAAGGAATAAAAGATTTTGTACAATCTGGTGAAAATAAAGAATGGGATGAATTTGTGGAGGAATACACAAAAGCCCTGAGAGAGCAGGAGTTTTAATTGTATGAGTTCCGTCATTGCAGCGAAATAACTGATCTAGAAATATTAAACAACTGTTTAGAAGCAGAGTTAATATTTTATAAGAAGAAAAGATATTTAAACATAGCGGCATCCTTTGACATAGAAACAACGAACATAAAACTAAATGACAAAACAAAATTTGCGATCATGTATTTTTGGGGATTTGATCTAAACGGTTTATGTTGTTATGGCAGGACATGGGAAGAATTTGTAAACTATTTAAATCGTATCTCAAAAATACTAGATTTAAATGTAAATAGGCGACTAATAATATATGTTCATAATTTAGGATTTGAATTTCAATTTATGCGAAATTGGTTTACATTTATCAAAGTATTTGCTCGTGAAAAATATAAACCGATTTATTGTGAAACTAACATAGGAATAGATTTTAGATGCAGTTACTTTCTATCTGGATACAGTCTAGCTAAAATAGCGGAAAATTTACAAACACACAAAATAAAGAAACTGGTAGGTGATCTTGATTATTCTTTAATTCGTAATTCCAAGACTGAATTAGACGAAAAAGAGCTTGAGTACTGTTATAATGACATTGTAATAGTAGAGTATTATATTAAAGAACAAATTGAACAAAATGGGGACATAACAAAGATTCCATTGACAAAAACCGGGTATGTCCGCCGATTAATGCGGGAATCAATGATGAAAGATAAATTTGTAATGAGTATCGTAAAAGAATTAAAAATAGAAGATATTCTAGAATACAATGAACTAAAAAAGTGTTTTATGGGGGGTTTTACTCATTCAAATGCTTTATGGGTAGGAGAGAAAGTTTCAGAAGTACACAGCATTGATTTAACGAGCTCATATCCTACTGTTATGATAGCAGAAAAATATCCTTTTTCAAGCCCCATAAAAATAGAAGAATGTAGCTATAAAGAGTACAAAGAAGATTTAGCCGATAAGCTCATAATATCAAAAGCTATTTTCACCCACATTCAGCAAAAAGAAGATGTATATGAAAACATAATATCAGAGAGTAAGTGTCTTGTACTAGAAAACAAGTTATGCAATAATGGACGCGTTGTAAGGAGCTCTTATTTAGAAACATATATTACGAACATAGATTTTGAAATGATCGAACAATTTTATGATTTTGAAGATGTTCATTTTACCGATATTCTTTTATATGAAAAGGCATATTTACCAAAACCGATTATATCCAATCTCCTAGACCTATACCACAGTAAAACAATGCTAAAGCATGTAGAAGGAAAAGAAGTAGAATATTTGGCATCTAAAGAAATGATAAATAGTGCCTATGGAATGATTGTTACGGACATATTACCACAGGAGATCATATATGATGGAGAATGGAAAAAAGGCGGATACAAAGAAAACAAACTCGAGGTATATAACAATAGTTATAATCGATTTCTTTATTATCCTTGGGGTATTTTCGTTACTTCTTATGCTCGGCGCAATGTACTTTATGGAATTTTGGAAATGGGTATTGATTATATCTATAGTGATACCGACAGTTTAAAATTTAAGAATTATGAAGCACACAAAGAATGGATAGAGTTATATAACAAGAAGATCATAGATAAATTAAACAGCACAATAACCCATTATTCGCTTGACCCCGAAAAGCTGCACCCCAAAGGCCAGCAGTTAGGAATATGGGATTATGAAGGAAAGTACGAATATTTTAAGACACTGGGAGCGAAGCGTTATATATATCAAAAAGATGGAGAATTGCATATAACGGTTGCAGGTGTCAGTAAACTAAACGGAGCAGAGTATTTAAAGAGGTTAGGAGACCCATTCAAATATTTTAATGATGAGTTAGTTGTACCAGAGGAATATAGTGGAAAAAGAGTGATCACATATAATGATGAGGAAGTAGAAGGAGAAATAACAGATTATAAAGGAAATATAGCGCATTATCATGAAAAGAGTTCGGCATACATTGGAGGAAGTTCATACAGCTTGAATTTATCATATGAATTTGCAAATTTTCTGAAAGGATTAAAGGAGGAAAATATAAATGAAAATTTATGATGATTTAAAATGGAGTGGTAATATTCGAAGAGATAATGGAGTGATCCGGGAGATTATTCTGCATCACAGAGCAGGAAACGGGGATGTAGAAAGTATTGATGCGTACCATAAGAAACTAGGATGGGAGGGGATTGGATATCATTATTACATTCGGAAAAATGGTGATATTTACTCAGGTCGACCTGAATTGATGGCGGGCGCTCATACGAAGGGGCATAATATAGGCACACTTGGCATTTGTTTTGAAGGTAATTTTCAGATTGAAAGCATGAATCAAGTACAGGAAGATGCAGGAATTGATTTAATTGTATCTCTCCTGAAAAAATACCCCATGATCGAAAAAATATCAAAGCATAATGATTATAATTCAACCGCATGTCCCGGCAAACATTTTCCCTATCAAGATATATTAGACTATGTGAGTTATATGTTAGACATGTTAGATAAGGAGGATTCAATCATGTCAAATAACGCTTGTTATGTTCCGAATGTGCCCAGCGCATGGGCGAAAACAGAAGCGGCGTGGGCTATGGATAAAAAGCTCATCATTGGAGATGAAAAGGGAGACATCTATTGGCAAAAGCCAGTTACAAAAGAGGAATTAGCAATTATTTTGAAAAGGGCTCTTGACAAATAGAAAAAAAAAGTTGTATCATGGGCATAAAGGCAGAGAAGGCCTTATGTAATATTTAATTTTATGAAAGAAGGATTTAAAAATGACGATCAAAGAGTACATTGAAAAGAAGAACAGAACCGCGAAATTGATTACAGGTAAGACGAAGATTGAGACGAGTGATGTAATCGGTAAGGAAATTACCCTTATTGGTTACGGTTTTATGACAGATAATGGAAAGGAATATGCAGTTGTAACTCTGAAAGAGTTTCCTGATAACTTTCTGTTTTGTGGTAAGGTTCTTACAGATGAAATCCGCAAGCTTGAGGAAGAGTTTGGGGATGATTTGAATAACATTTTGACTAGCGGTGAAGTTCGGATCATCCTTAATACACAGAGCAGTAAGAATGGCAGAAAGTATACTTCTGTGGATTTTCTTGAATCTTAAATAGAATTTAAGGGGATATTCTTATGTATGAGGCTCTTACTTTTTGTTTAATTGGAGCGATTGTAGGATACCTTTCCGGGTTTCTATATCAAAATATTAAGATCAAAAGATTGGAACAAAAAATTATTGAGCTTCAACAGGAATATGACAAGCTACTGACGCTTGTCACGCAATAAGTTAATAAAGGGGAGTATAAATCGGTTAGATTTGATCGTTTATATAACCAAGAGTCAACGGACTGAATCTGGCTTGGTTATATTCCGGGTGACGCTGAGTGGATGCATCTGTTTAACTGCATTTATAACTCCCCTTTATTTGTATATTGGTGGTATCATGTATTATAATGGCGCGGGTGTTTTAAACAGCGGTTGCCCAATAAATTTTTCTATTGGAAACCGATCAACCGGTAAAAGTTTCTACTGGAAAAGATATTGTATAAAACGCTTTATTGAAGCTGGAAAGCAGTTTATTTATATTAGAAGGAATATCGTTGATATCGATGTGGTAAAAAATACATGGTTTGATGATATCGGGCAGAAGTTTCCCGGATACCGTCTCGACTCAAAAGATCATGAATTTTATTTAAGGAAAGATGGAAAAGTAGAGTTATGCGGTTATTATTATGCATTAACTGAAATTAAGAAATTAAAATCCATTGTATTTGAAAAAGTGGAAACAATTTTTTTCGATGAATTTTTGCCTGATGATAACAAGTACCTGAAACCATCAGAGCCAAGTTATGAGCCTGAATTATTGCTATCTCTTTTCTTTACCGTTGCACGAGGATATAAAACTCCAATCCGTGAGGATGTTCGGTTGATTGCATCTGCAAATAATGTAACGATGTATAACCCCTACTTTTCCTTCTTTAAAATTGATCTTTCTAAGGTAAATAAACAAAAGGTAAACTATGTATATGCAGAGAGTATTTTAAATGAAAGTATTCGGGATGAAATACTAAAGAGTAAATTCGGACAAATTTTAAAGAGTACTGGATATGGAGAATACGCACTGAATAATAAATCGTTGTATTCCTATGATCGGCACATTAGTAAGATTCCAAAAGGTGCCTATTTATGGTGCATGATTTATTGTTTTGACTGGTACATGGTGTTTACAGATGACGATGGAAATGTATACATAAAAGAAGGGTATGATTCCAGTTTTAAGAAGAAGTTTAGAATAACAGATGATTGTCCTGAGGATGTAACAAAGTTTAAAGGTGACATTGTAAAACTATTTAAGAAACTTTATGAGCAGGATAAAATCTATTATTCTTCCAGTAAGGTAAAAAGTCAGATTGCAGGATTTATTGAACTGTAAGGAGTGTAATATATGGATGAAATGCAACCGATTACAATTACGAATATCGAAACAGAGATTAACGCGGAAAATATTGAAAAACAAGATGTTGAAACGAAACCGGAAAACGACATCAAAAATGATAAATCTGGTATTAGTTATGAAGAGCTGCTAGAGCTTTATAAAACAAGCTTGGATTCGCAAAAGCAAATGGCAGAGGATTTGAAGCAGATGCAGCAGATTCTAAATGATAATTTTAAGGTGACAAAAAATGCTCCCTCTACTCAAGAGGATGAAATTGAACAGTATTTATCTAGTTCTAATAGCCTGACTGGACGGCTTTTGGAAAAATATGAAAAGGAGAAAAGATAATGGCACAGTATAACCCTTTTAACCCCACTTCTCAGACCTGGAGCCAGATTGCCAATAAACAGGCAGCTACTGAAATGCAGTCTGGCGCACTTAATTCAAATGAGCTTATTTTGCAGTATGACCCGATTTATAATAAGCTCGTAAGTCAGATTTCTTATACTATGTATAGGAAACTGCGCGTTATGCAGAAATGGGAAAACCTTGGAAGAACCGCTCCTATGAATGCATACCCCGGCATTCTGCGCGAAATTTATATGACTGCTAGAAAAGGTCAAAATTTCGCGATGGATGCTGACACTCGTCCCAATACCCTTAACAGTTATGAAATTGTAAACGACATCATTGATGTACGGTATCACTCCGCCCAGTTCCGTTGGATGTATCCTTGGACTATTTTTGATGAAGAACTGCACAGATTCTCCGGCGGAAATGGAACAACCATTGCAGAACTGACGGAAATGAAGATGATCAACTCTGTCAATGCCCGTAATCGCTTTATGGATGCCCTGCGTAAGGAAACATTCTTTAATATGACTAAGAATGTGGCAACTGAGTTTGCAACTAATATCGACATTTCTAACTTTGCTACTCTGAGTGAAGATAATGCGAAGCTGTGGCTCAATATCGTTGATAATCTTCTGTTTGAGCTGGAAGTTGGTACTTCTCTTTACAATAAAAATAACCAGTTCATGCAGACGCAGAAAGCGGATTTGCAGCTTGTTATTCCGCGCCAATATTTCATGAATGTTATGCGCAGAGCGTTCCCCGATATGTACAACCCGACGAGTTTTGAAGGAATTCTGCCCTCTAATCTGATTCTGATTGACACGCTCGGCGGAGATCAACTCAGCGAGGACGGCTCTACACCTGCGGCAGTCACCTATGATAATCATGGTATGAGCTTGCAGAACTGGACCCCGACAAATAGTATTCTTCCCGGTGATGAGAATGTGCAGGCCGTTATTATGCATCGTGACTGCATCGGTTTTGAAGATAATCTGAACGAGACGCTTTTTGGCCCGAAGGATATTGAAAAGCTGGCCACCCCTGTTCGTTCCCATTATTGGACGAAAGCATATTATACTGACCTTCTGCCCGCTATTAAACTGACAAAGGGTGAATAAAGTATGGCAGATGTTACTATCAATTATAAAATTAACATAAACTCCGATGGTGTAGAGTATAGTAATTTTAATACTGCTGTTTATACTCAGTCAACTGATTTTACGGTCGCTGAGGGAGTATACATGAGTAATGTTAATGATATTAAAACAATTGTAAAAAATTGTAAATCATCTAGTTATGTAACAATTGGAAATTATTACCCTAATTCAGATAGACTTCCTTATGTTGGTATTTTCGGCGTAAATATGCAATATAATAAAGGAAGTTCAAGTATTTCTTATACTCCTCCTATTTTTTTGCCACTTGCATATATTTATTACTCAAAAAAGATGGGCGGAGAAAATGCGTATGATAAATTAAATTTGTATATTTTGAATGAAAATATGTGCTTTGAAAAGCAAATAATTCCTGTTGAAACTGAAAATACCCAAGTTGTAAAAACTATTAACTTAAATGATTATCATGGTGATTTTGTTGGTTTTGGGCAAATTGGACTTTTGTTAAATGGTATATTTAGTAATGTTCTATATGCAGGAATTAATTATAAAGTTAATGATACTATTCCCCTTAGTACTGCATATTCCTCTTGTACTATTTCTAGTTCTGCCGGAACCGCTTGTCTTGAAATTAATAGAGGCGCAAATGGTAAATCGTTTCAATATGATGGTGGGGCAGAAAATACATCTGCAAGCTATATGCTGAAAATTCCTACAACTGGAAGCCATGAGCTGACCTATAATGGTGTAGAACCGGGATTGACAGAACTGAGTGTGGAAGTACAGAACAGCGAAGAAATTGATGTGGGTTATAATGATACTTGGACATCAGCCCCGACTACTCTTACTCTTACTCCGTCTGCTGATACTGTAACACTCAGAAGCAATATGCAGTTGACTGTTATGAGTGAAAATGAGAATATCATGGATACTATTACAGTAAACAATGAGCCACAAGTTACCCCTTATACGGGAACTATTACAGGAACTCAGAATATTGTTTTAAAGCCTGCACCTCCCGAAATTACGATCAATTATGAGGGAACAAGTACCCCAGTTATTTCTGATACTTAATCACAGAAAGGAATATATTTTATGGCAACAATTAGTTTTACCGCGGATAAGAATAAAACAGTTACAATTTCTGGTTCTGGTTTGACGGCTATTAACTTGAGTGGTACGGACGGTATTACTGTTACCTATAATAGTAAAGGTTATAAACAGGGTGAATCTATCCCGCTTGATGCAAGCGTTTCTGCCGTCGCGCTGTCTGCCTCTTTCCCTGTTTCTGTAACTGAGGTACAGAATATGAAATCTGTGCAGCTCAATGAGGAAGCCGCTATTAGTAAGTTCCCCGCCACTGTTAATATTACGGCCCCGAATCAGACTTTGAAAGCATCTGGTATGGATGCACCCACGATCACAATTGATTATACCAATACAACGGAGCCGGTGGTAGCCGATACCCCAGCAGAGTAAGGAGCGAATTTAATGGCCACAAAGAGTTTTACAGCAGAAGTTAATAAAACAGTTTCTTTGTCCGGGCTAGTTTATTCTATCACGCTTCCTGAAATTCCAGAAGGAGTTCATATCTTTCTAAATGATGTAGAATTAAAGGCAAATACGCCAGTTGAGCTAAATGAAGATATGACAATGAAAGTAGAAGTAGATGAACCAGACCCGACAACACTTGCCGTGACCTATAGCGGGGCTGCTGTTGCTACTTACGATGAAGAATCTGTTTCTAATACAGATGTTGTAACAGTTACCCCCGGAGCACATGCCATTCACTTTGAGGGGTTGGCAGTTGTTCCAGATGTTCAGATCAATGGTGATAATATCCTTTCGCTCTCCGTGAATGGAACCTCCTATGAACAGGGTGACTTGCCTGTAACATTTAAGCCCGTAAGCAATATCACAAATTCCATTTTTGTGAATGGTTCAGGCCATCAGATTTACACTGTTACAATTTCTGGTACAAGTATCGAGGGCGTAACCGTAAATAATAATCCGGTTGAGCTTCCCTATACTTTTACTGTTACACAGAATACACAAATCGCGGCAAGTGGTGAGATTTACCAGCTTGATCTAACTTCTAATGGCGGGGTTAAGATTACAAAAGATGGCGAAATTTTGAATGATGGCAATAGTTCGATTCACCAGATTATTGACATCGGAAAAGACACCTATATGACACTTGATGGAACACATACCCTTACAATTGAAGGACAAGATTTGAAGTCTGTTACCGTGAATGGTGTTATCATGCCTGTGGAAGATTTGCCTGTGACAGTAAAGTCTAATAAAATGACTGCTACGGTATCGGTAAACGGCTATGAACCCTCCGAAGTTCATATTGTAGGCGAGTACATGAAATCTGTTACAGTGGATGGCGCTACCGTTCCGATCGAAGAAAATGGTTCCTGTACCTTTGAATTTGAAACAAGACAGGATAACCATTTTATTACAGTCGTTGGAGCGCAGCCAAGAACCTACGGTATCACTTGGGATGATCATGGAACGACAGTTCTTGAAATGGATGGAAAGCAAATGGAAAAAGGTTCTACTACTCAGATTTCTTCTGATGTATTCGTGGAATCTACACCGCTTCCCGTTCCGGTTCATGTAGAAAGTGACGGTAGTGTACGAGTAGAAGTAAACGGAAAAGTTTATACTTCTAATGATTTCACTGTAAATGTAACAGATACAACTGAACTTGATATTACTTCCGGTACTTGTAAACTAACAGTTGATTACGGGGATAATAGTTATACAATGGTTCTACCGCAGAGCATTGTAACAATTACCGCTCCCCATAGAGACGGATGGATTTTTGATACTTGGAGTAGTGATAATATTGGAATTGATGGTGCAAAAAGTGTTCGTTGTACCATGAATCTTGAAGGTAGAACAAACGCAAATATTGTCGCCCATTATCAAAAATGTATTACTTTTGATAAGCCTAATACTTGGAATTAAATAGGTGAATTTTATGGGAAATAAGTTCTGGTATCCAGTTCCATTAAAAAGACGATTAAGAACCGTACCACAACCGGGGGAGTGGACTAGTCTAAGGGATTACTGGGCTAGAACTTTCCCATATCCACCTGACCCATCAGAACCAGAACAGCCGGAGAATTACCCCGGTGAGCGTATGCCAACTTCTAAGTTGAGAAGTATGTTACAAGAAGCAGAAACATATGTAGGCTATAGCTATACATGGGGAGGCAAACCCCCGCCATATTTTGACTGTTCCGGTTTCGTAGGGTATCTTTATAAAAAATATGATTTAATTCCCGATTCCGTTGTTTCTTTTACTGGTACTTTATATGACTATTTTGAACCTTATGAAGTGAGTGAGGATGAACGGCTGCCGGGTGATGTAATGCTGTGGGGTGGTACTTCCACAGGAACCGCCAATGATTCCAACGCTCATGTTGGTTTTTATATCGGAAATGGTTATATTATGGACTGTACCGGACCGGGCGTTGGTTATCGACCTGTTGACTACCATCCTACCAGTAGATTTTTAGGATATTTCAGAGGCTCGGATTTCGGCGTATATCCCGAAGAGGTGTTATAATGGCTAATGTTGGTTCAGTAACAATTACAATTTATTTTGGTACGCAATTTAATGATTTAAATGTACCTTATTATAATAACTTAATTCGTGACAGTGCTACTAAAACACTGGAATTAACTGGGCAGTATGTATGGCAAAATACATGGCTTAGAGATATTCGGGTAAATGTTGAAGATTATCAGGATATCGTGGGCGCTCAATACGCTGTAATTTCAGATGAAGGAACAGAAAGTCATGGTGCGCACTGGTTCGTAGTTAGAGGGTATCAACAGGTTAGTCAGAAAACAGCAGAACTTGTAATTGAATATGACCCTCTATTGTCTATTCAAATTATGAATTTTAAAACCATTAGTGGTACTTTGAATAGATGGACACCAGACAGTGCCAATGATGGCCATTTTAGATGGATTTATACAGATGAGCCGATCAATCAAGCTGATAAATTTGTTTATTCTTACTTTAGACATAGTTGCGTTGATGAAAGTAAGGCTTTAAATCCTGTCGTTGGATTCCCTTATGATATGACAGAACCGCCCACAATTGCACTTTATCAAAATCAGGACGGTACAAGAACTAATATTTATTATGTAAAAATGCCATATTCTAAAGAAATTACTAATTTCCATAGTACGGCAAATGAATCAATTGACTTTAATGATGGCATGTCATACTATCTGTGGAGGCCAAAAGAGGGCGATCTTGTTTATGAATCCTATAATAAAGCTGTAGGACTGGGACAAGATTTAACATCTAATGCGTATATGCTAATTGCTTCGCCTTTGATCGTAATTCATTTAGGTGATAATGGTTTCATTGAAAGTTTAACGGGGCAAGTATTATCACAGGAAACGGGTCTTGCTTTATATGATACACAATATGAAAATAATAAAACAAATGACCTTGGAATTTTCTTTGAATTGTACAATGAAGTAAGTGGGCAATCGGTTCAACTAGCAAACTATAATTTGCTAAATACTGCCCTTGAATTGTCTGCCGACCCATATTCCAGCGGTTGTTTTTATGCCAGATTTAAAGGCTATTTTGGTGATAATACCGGATTTAGCGGGCAAATTGCCAGCGGGCCTTTTAAATCGTATTCTATTAACTCTACTACTCAATTTAATGTACAGTCTGCATATATGCAGACAAATAACCAAATTCAGAGTATTGAGACACAATATTCCGCACAGAGAATTATTGCAGATAATCAATTAAAATCTGATACATTATCTAATGCATCAGCCCTTGGACAAGGTGCCCTAAATGCTGTATCCGGTGGAATAACAGCGGCAATGCTTATGAGTAATCCCATAACATTTATCGGAGGTGCAACAACTGGAATTAGTGCAGCGACAGGGGCAATAAATTCTTTTGTGAATTATGCTACTAATGATACAAATTTAGAAAGAATGTACACAGCTAATTTGGATGCATCCAGAATGGTTAGAAATCAACAAGTAGCTGCTTTAAGAACATCGGGAACACTTGGAAAAGTCGCTCCCCCAGTATTTAAGCTTAATAATTCTGTAAATGTATCTGGAGCCTCTTATACTTTTGTAGTGAAAAGGTCTGATCTTTCTCAAAATGATAAACAAAGAGCCGATATATTTTTTAGAATGTACGGATATAATGTAGACAAACTACCATTAAATGATGTTTCAATGTTAAACGCTCGACAGAGATTTACATTTGTTCAAGCTGATGATGTGGAAATCACGAGCACAGTAACCGTAGATAATATGACACGCTTAAAAGACCCGCAAACTGTAGATAGGATTAAAGAAAGATTCTCGGCGGGTTTGAGAATCTGGAATATTAACCCTGATTATAATTACACAATACAGAATCCCAAAAAGTAGGTGAAAATATGAGAAAAAAGCTTCCATTTATTCCAGTACAACCAGCCGACAAAATGGCTGAATTTGCCGGGTTTCTACCGCCTGAATATAATTTTAATCATAAGAGATCAAATAAATTCCCTATTTTTAGAGACAGTATCATTAAATTGCTATTCTCCAATTTTAGATGGGAAGGACTTACAGAGAGAGAGCAAAAAACAATTGAATACAACCTAATTTTTAGAGGCAGAGTTTGCGCCATTAGATCAAGATTTGATGTAGAAACTAAAACACCAGACGGTATTTTTTATGGTGCTTACGGCTCAGAAACTAATAATGTAACATATGATTTTTATGGATTTCCAAACCAAGCTACATGCACAGGTTTAAACGGTCAAATTTTTACCGCAAACAGCCCTGACGATTTTGAGGTTGGTTTTGATAGCTCAGACAATATTTATCAGTTTGGTATGCTGACAACTCCACTTTATTCCTATGTTGATATTCTAGCAGATGAATTGGATAGATCATATTGCGCGTGGCAAGTAGCGGCAGAAACTAGAAAACTGGGAATGGTTTTTCAATGCCAAAACCAAAAGAGCGCAAATATTCTAAAAGATGTATTAAAAAGAATTTCAGAAAATGACCCGTATGTAATTATAAACTCTGATATTAGTGATCAAACAGATGTTCTATGGAATAGCTCTAATACACAGGGAATCTCTGAATATCATATGCATTTTATGAATACTTGGGGATTTGTACTAGACCTTTTAGGTATGGAAAATAACAGTCAAAATAAAAAGGAAAGATTAGTTGTAACAGAGGCGGAAATGAATAGAAGCTTATCAAGATATCTTGGGGCTAATAGATTGATGGCAAGAAAACTATTCGCTAAAAATTGCAATGAAAAATTTGGAACAAACATCAAAGTCGAAAACTACCTTGACAGCATTGTCAACGAAAATCCTAACGAAGCTAATATCTATGGTATGGAAGATGGTGAAGAGAATGTATCTGAATCCAACAATAACGCAGAGTGAATTAAAGCCATATATGACATATGAACAATGGTGCCATACCTTAGGAAAATACAGATGGTATCACGAGGATGGTAGCCCTAGACTTTATTACCCTCTGGCCTATGAATGGGAACGAATTTATAAAACTGCTACTGAGGATGCAGACAATTATTTTAAAACAAGAAATATCTATGACCCATCTATTTTTACATCTCAGTTTATGGCAAATGTTCCTATAAATTGGATGAAGTTTAAAACACAACTGGAAATGTTTTCCGGTACACTGGACGGAACAAATATTGACCCCGAAATTTTTGAGGCTGGATTTGATAGAAAACTAACTTCTACAAATACGGAACAATCTACACAGGATTATAAAGAGAATTCCACATATACGCAAGATATTAACAGTGGAAGCAAAGATAATTCTACCACCAACGCAAATGCTACAACCGATCAAACAACCAATAGTGAGGATGTTATTGGAAGCAGAGAAGATAATACAAGTATTGACAGATCACAAGATACTACAACGGATACGACAGAAAACTCAAAAGGTAGAAATATTAACTATATCCAAGGTTTGCAGGCATATTCTGACAGGCTAGATAATGGAAATATTGGAGAGCTCGGAACGGACTATGCATCTAACTTTTCTGATGACATTAGAGAAGAAACAAGCAACCAAACTGAAAATCAAACCGGTACAGAAACCACAAATTTTGAGCAGGGAGAGCAGACAAACACTTCCCGTGTAGAGGGTAATAGCTCCGCTAAAAGTGAGACTACGGAAGAAAAAACAAGCGAATCTACACAGAAAATCGTTAATAACGCCGGAAATACTAACAATATGGAAAATTCTGGAAAATCAGAATATGCCCTAGAGGAAACCGTCCGGCGTATCAACTACTACGATAATCTAGCCTTCCTGAGAGAAAGATATGATAGGCTTAAAAATTTTGTACCTTTCTATTCCTATTTTGAACCATACTTTGCCAGTGTTGAATCTTTTAACCCCGCTTGGTAAATAAAAATAGGGCCCGCAAAGGCCCTATTTTTTATAAATGGTACAAGATGAACGGTATAAGAAAAAGGTTTTCGGCTATAAATATCATGACTATTATTTCTAAAATATCAACATATTTCATTTTATTATCTTCCTTAACAATAATTATTCTTAATCTCAACAATCTTTTCAATTTCACCAACAATACGATCTTGAATGAATTCCATCAGCTCTTGAATATCATTTGCACTAATAATAACTTTATACCTTCTGTTCTAGTATCTAACGGTTACTTCATACATTTTATTCACCTCCTTTACCTCTTTCTTTGTGCCTTTATTATACATCTTGTATAATACTTTGTCTATTTCTATTGTGCATAAATTATACCTGTCCCTATTGTTAATCTTGCTGTCCTCCACAGAAACACACTCCGCACACTGTGTTTTCCTGTGGTGGACATTCTCCAGCCTATAGTGTCCACCACTCGTGGACAAATTCGGGGAAAATGTCCGCCCCACATGGACACTCATATCCC